GTCGGACAGCTGACATCTGCTGAGACCAAGTTCTATCAGGCTGTTATCGAAGCAGCCAGATCTGCGAATCCTAAGCAGGCTATCGCTGACATTGAGGTTGCGTTCCCTCAGACAATCATCGATACCGTCATGGAAGATGTGACCACTGAATCTCCTCTTCTGGCAGCTATCGATTTCCAGAACACTTCCACAATCACCAAGTGGATCTTTAATGAGCAGGGTCCTCAGAAGGCCGTATGGGGTGCGCTCGGCCTTGCCAAGGGTTCTACAGGCGTGAATGAGCTTACTGGTGACATCGGTGAGATCGACATGACACACTGCAAGCTCTATGCATATATGACCGTATCCCAGGATATGCTGGATGCAGGTCCTGCGTGGGTTGACCGCTACGTCAGAGCAATCCTCACAGAGGCTCTTCAGCTTGGTGCTGAGGATGGTGTTGTTAAGGGCAACGGTGTCAATCAGCCTATCGGCATGGTTAAGAAGAATGAGGTTGACGGTACTTCCCATGAATACCAGGATCAGACTCCTGTAGCTCTGACTGAGATCACACCTAAGACCATTGGTGCACTGGTCGGAGATATGGCAGTAACTCCTACAGGCCGTCCTCGCAAGGTTGACGGACTGATCTTTGTCTGCAATCCTACCGACTATTACAAGAAGGTCATGCCTGCTACCACTATCCAGGCTCCGGACGGAACCTACAGAAACAACGTTTTCCCGGTTCCCTGTCAGATTATCCAGTCCACTGCTCTGGACGAAGGTGAAGCGGTCTTTGGCATGGGTAAGAAGTACCTGCTTGGTCTCGGCCTTCCTAAGAACGGCAAGCTGGAGTATGATGACTCCACTCTGTTCCTTGAGGACATCAGAGCATACAAGATCAAGTTCCTCGGCAATGGCCGTCCGAAGGATTTCAACTCCTTCAAGCTCCTGGATATCTCCAATCTTGATGAGATGACCTACAAGGTCAAGCAGAAGGCTTAATCTGAAAGGAGGTCCGGATGGATTACTTTTTCGACATAAGAAACTATCTGGACATCACCTTCACGGATGAGGACACGGACAAGAAGCTCCAAGGTGTATGTGAGAGAGCTGAATCATATTTATCAAGAGTAGCTGGAATGAAGCTGACGTTCTCCAAGAGCATGGAGGACAAGTGGCTCCTCCAGCTGCTTTTTGATTGTATCCGGTATATCTGGAGTGGTGCCCTGGATGAGTTCGCAAGCAACTATGCGGATGACCTCTTCAACCTCCGGGCAAATACCCATGCGGAAGTGTATGAGGAGGATGACGGATGAAACCTAAGATGAGGAACATCCGTCCGACCTATACGGACGGTGTGCTTACGGTCTATAAGAACAGGGCCGAGAACCGGACCTCTTTCAATGCCGTCAATAATGCTGACAGCATGGATGACCTTGAAGAGATCGTCACGCTCCGGTTCAACACGGAATCCAAGCGTGAATCTGATATTGAATTTGCAGAATCCCACACCAGGACGCTCTCGCTCAAGGTCAGCACACCGCTCTACCGCTCGGTGAAATCACAGCAGCTGGTCGTGGTAGGCTCCATGCTCTACACGCTGTACAATGTTGACTTCGATGAGTATGAGCAGAAGATGTACCTATACCTTGAAGAAGTGAGGGAAATGTCAGATGAGTAATACGAGTATTCTTGACCGGATCGAAGCCACGCTGGGGAGTTTAGCCTCGGATCCAGAAGTGAAGATGGAGGGCGTATGGTATGGCGCCTGCCAGGAGACAAAACTCACTAAATGGAATTACTTCATTTTCAACCGGCTCAAGACAACCAAAAACAATAACGGCACGCGTACAGACCTTCAGACTCTGTACGAAGTACATATCATCCATGAAGGACACATTCCTGAAGGCTATGTCGCAAGAGTGATCAGTGAACTGCAGACGATGGATCCTGAGTATCCTGGTGCGAAACTGAAGCTCACAAATGATGACATTCCCTACGCGTACACGTTCAAGCAGAACACCAATATGGTCGTCGAGATCGCGACGATCACTTTCTATCACCCGGAAAAGAGGTGCTGATATGTCTGAATGGTTTGCGCTTGACGCATCAGGGTTTGAGGCTATTCAGGAAGCCATGGCAAAGCGCGGAGAGGACGCAGGCAGGATCATTGACAGTGTGCTCCACAGAGAGGGCGCTGAAGAGATCAAACAGGACATTACACGGCTCCTGCCATCTTCCGGCAGGTCCTGGAAGGGCAAAGGCGCGCCAGCCAGTGCTGCCATGCCTGGAAAATTCTCTCAGGATAACGGGACGTTGTCAGTAACGGTAGCGGCCCGCGGGAAATATCATTACCTGTACTTCCCTGATGACGGAAGCAATACCAAACGCCATGCCGGAAATCAGCAGTTCATGCTGCGGGGCGCGGAGAATGCTTCGGATCGCATCATCGAGATGTGCATCGGGAAACTAGTAGATTAAGGAGGACAAGAACTATGACTTCTGCAGAAGTTTATTCTTATTTCGAGTGCGACCAGCTCGCTATTAAGGTGGCTGGCGACAATGAATATACAAGAGATGACTGTGTGGGATCCATCGAAGTGGAGAGAGAGACCAAGACAGTCACAAAGAGCTGCCGCGGTGTAGTCAAGAAAAGAAAGACAAAGCCCACCGGCAATGGTACGATCACGCTTAAGCTTCACATCAAGCTGGAGCTGCATCGTAAGCTTACGGCGATGACCAATAAGGGACTGCAGCCCGGCATCTACGCATGGGACAACACCGTCCCCATGCCGGAAGCATCCATCACTGCCCGCGTAAAAGACGAGGACGACAACGTTATGTTCCTGGCATATCCGCGCACCAAAGTCGAGGAGCTCAATACACTGAGCATCGAGAATGGCGCGGAAGAGGTCGCCGAAGTTGAGATCAAGCTGTCCTACATGCCTGATGACTACAACAAGGGCGAATATCAGGCATTGGAAGATGAGCTGACAGGCAACGTTCTGACACCTGAAAACTGGATGACCACATTCAGCTCTGAGGCTGCACAGCTGAATTCATAAGGAGGATCTATGGCTGTATTCTACAAGATCAGCCTCGAAGGCGGAGAGAGCACCGAACTCACACTGAATCTCGGGGCGCTCTCCGAACTGTCGAAGCGTGAGAAGCCGCTGGTCGATAGGTATTTCTATTATTACAAGAAGCTGCAGCAGAAGGGCGCAGATCTCAATGAGCTGGAGATGGGCGAGATCCTGTATATCGCTTACAGAGCGGCCCACTGCAAGGATGATGCCTGCATGGAGCTGCAGGACTTCTTGAATGTCCTTACGGACGACAGGGAGGAGCTGGGCCGTGTATTCGGACAGCTTTTCGGGCAGCAGGAAAAAAAACAGGCTTTCCCGATGCCTTCAAACGGGCGACCCGGAAAACGTCGGAAATAGGAATCAGAATGCCGGCTTTTAAGCTGGAAGAGATTGAGGACTACTACACGTATTACGTATTGATCCTTGGTATCCCGGAAGCGTGCTTCTGGGATGAGGATCTGCGGTTCCTGGATCGTGTGGCAACTGATAAAGCAGCCTATGATGGCTGGTACGCATATGCTATGAGAGAGGAGGCGAAACGTCGTGCCAAGCGCTAAGAATGAAGCGAAGATACGCTTTACAGCGGAGACATCCGAATTTAACCAGGCGCTGAGAGATGCAAACTCCGACTTGTCAAGCCTCCGGGCCGAGATGAAACTGGCCGAAGCCCAGTTTAAAAATACTGGTGATGAGGCCGAGTATCATAAACAGAAGCTGGAGTTACTGGAATCTGCTCTGCAGGCAAACCATGAAAAACAGGACGCTTTGACGTCCAAACTGGAAGTCGCGAAGCAGATCTACGGCGAAGACTCTGATGAGGTCGCCAAACTCGAGAGAGCTTTGACCTATGCGAAGACGGAAGAACAGAACCTGCTCAACCAGGTGAATGATACAAACGGCGGCATGGACGCCCAGAAGGAAGCTGCTGAGGGCGCCGGAAATGCCATGGATGATGTCGCAAGTATCCTTGTAAACGCCGGCATTGCTGACAAGATCAGAGAGATCGGAGAAGCGGCCATTGACATGGCTGGTGATTTCTCGGAAGCCTCAGCAACGATCGTAGAGGGCACAGGAGCTTCCGGAGAAGCTCTGGAAGATCTTAACCGGCAGGCTCAGGACGCTTTCGGGCGGATCGCTGATGCAGATGCTGACCTGAACAGTATTTCTTCTATCCTGGCCGAGCTGAACACGCGATTCGGACTCACAGGCGATGCAGCGGAAGACATGACTGTTAAGATCCAGCAGTTCGCGCAGCATACGGGCACAGACGGCACCAAAGCTGTCGACTCCATAGCTGACATCATGCATCGCTGGGGCCTTGACATTGAAGACGTGGACGGCCTTCTCGATGATCTTACTACGGCGAATCAGTCATGCCAGATGTCTGTTGATGACCTAACAGGATATCTGACAAAGAACAGTACGCAGTTTCAGGAGCTTGGATACAGCACCGAAGATGCACTGGCGCTGCTGATCAGCCTGTCTGACGGTGGAGCAAATGTGTCGAACGTCATGTCCGGACTTACAAAAGGCGTCAGTAATCTGTCCGGAGTAACAGATGACGTCCCCGGAGCCTTCCGGGATGCGGTACAGGCGATCAGTGAGGCCGGATCCGTATCAGAAGCACTTCAGGCGCAGGTCGGTGATACAGGAAAGACTGTCGAAGAGATCTTCGGCAAAAAGGCTGCGCAGGAGCTGGCGACGAATATCCAGAA